ATATAGATTATATAAAAGATAACTATAAAGAGGTATATAAACTACTTAAGGTAGTAGACAACTACTATAATAAGAATCCTGAAAAGGATTCTATTAGTATATTAGACCTTGAGATTAGTTATATCAATAACTATCCTGTGATGAAAGATGGAGACAAGGCACTACTATCATCACTCCTTCAATCCATCCATTCTTGTCATAATACTGACTCTATTGTTCAGTATCTAACTACTCAGCGTAACAGAGCTTTAGCTGGTGAGTTAGCTATTATTGCTTTAGATGTAGCTGATGGTAAGAAGCCAATGGAAGCTCTTGACTCTGTGTATCAGAAGATTGAACAAGAAGATGTAGAAAAGGAAAACCAGTATGTCTCAACTAGCCTCTCAACCCTTTACAACCAACAAGTACATACTCCGGGTTTACGTTGGAGGCTTAACTGGCTTAATCAAAGCCTTGGAAGCTTGCGAAAGGGTGACTTTGGGTTTGTATTTGCACGCCCTGAGACTGGAAAAACTACCTTCCTTGCATCAGAAGTTACGCAGTTTGCACTGCAAGCTACTTTACCTATACTATGGTGTAATAATGAAGAGGGGGGTAGCAAAGTCATGCTACGCTGTATCCAAGCGACCCTTAATTGTACTAACTCAGAGTTGTTCTCTGACATTGAAGGCAACGAAGCACGATACAACGGTCTGATTGGAGATAGAATTCATATCTATGATGATGCTGGTATGACTATGCACAGTATTGAAGCTCGTTGTAAAGACCTTAATCCTTCTATGATTATCTTAGACCAGATTGATAAGATTAAGGGTATACAGAACGATCGTTATGATTTACAAATGAAAGGAATATACCAATGGGCAAGAGAATTGGCGAAACGGTATGGTGCTGTACTGGGAGTATGCCAAGCAGGTTCTACCGGAGAGGGGAAGAAGTGGTTGAACATGAACGATGTGGATTCCTCCCATACAGCGAAACAAGGGGAAGCGGATTGGATATTGGGTATTGGGAAAAGCAACGACGAAGGAATGAGTGGGGTGAGATTCTTAAACATCAGTAAAAATAAACTGATTGGGGATGATGATACACTTAATGAGTTCCGTCATGGTAAAGCTGAAGTACTTATTGATGCTGAAAGAGCACGGTATAAATCATTATGAATGGGAGCAATGATGTTCAAGCCTATGTTAGCAAGCGCCACTGATGGCGCCAGCCTAAGGTACCCACTGCTGGCTTCTCCAAAGCTCGACGGGGTACGCTGCCTCATCATCGATGGCGTGGCCATGTCCAGGTCCCTGAAGCCAATTCCCAACAAGCACGTGCAGAAGCTGTTCGGACGGAAGGAACTCAACGGCCTGGATGGCGAACTGATCATCGGTGAGCCTACCCACGAGGATTGTTACCGAACCACGGTCTCAGGTGTGATGAGCGTGGAGGGTGAGCCCAAGATTCAGTATTTCATATTTGATGATCTTCGCCACCCAGCCGGGTTCCATGAGCGCTTAAAGCATGCTGCTGAGAGGTTGCACATAGCAGGCGGCGGTCGGCTGAAGCTAGTTGGCCACGAGATCCTCAGTAGTGATATACAACTCCAAGCTCTTGAGGAGGCTTATGTCTCTCAAGGCTATGAGGGCATCATGCTCCGCGACCCACAAGGCCCTTACAAGCACGGCCGGTCGACCCTGAAGGAGGGCTGGCTGCGGAAGCTCAAGCGCTTCGAGGATGGTGAAGCCGAGATCCTGGGCTTCCAAGAACAGATGCACAATGCCAACGAGGCTGAGACCGGTGAGCTAGGTCAGACCAAGCGCAGCCACAAGAAAGCCGGCATGGTGGCCACAGGCACCCTGGGAGCTCTCCTAGTGCGCGACACCAAGACTGGCGTAGAGTTCAGCATCGGCACCGGCTTCTCAGCTAGGGATCGTGATGACTTTTGGAAGGCCAGAACTACCCTAAAGGGTCGGCTGGTGAAGTACAAATTCCAGCCCACAGGCGTGAAAACTGCGCCGCGGTTCCCGGTGTTTCTGGGCTTCCGCGACTTGATTGACTTATAGGAGAATAAATTATGGAACTATATCTAGTACCTAACAACACTTGGGTTAAATCTATTGAACCAGACTGTGATGATGTATTCAAATTCCATCACATAGACGGGATGTACTCCTACTGCCATGACAAAGAGGGTAACGTCTGTCATTACAAAGCTTGGATGGAAGTAGAACCTATCAATGAAAAAGAATTTAATTCTAAGGCATAAATATGATACTATTAGCTAAATTAGCAGTCCTAGCCTTCCTTTGTAGTGCTATAATAGGAGCTTATACACAAGCAAAAGAAATATGGTATTGGGAAGGTCCATTTTGGGAATGGAAACTCCCTGCGATTTTTATCGGGGTTATAACAGGCCTTGCTGTTTGTTTTCTAGTAGAATGTCTTATCGTTGGGCTTGTCTTATCTATTTCTTTTCTACTTCAATGAAGTACCTAACCATTGATACAGAATGTACTTGCCTCAAACTACCGTCTGCATCAGCAAAGAACCTTAATGGTAATCCTTATGCAGCAGTTAATAAGCTTTGTTATGTAGGACTACTATCATCATCTAGCCCTTCCAGTTATGTCGATTACGCTATTGAATATGGAGATGAACCTTATGGTGATGCACTCAGGGAGATACAAGAGGCTATTGACAATCACGATTGCTTGGTCTTCTTTAATGCTAAATTCGATATGCACTGGATACACTGTGGACATAAACGACTCTTTGACACTCAATTGGCTGAGTTCATTCTTTCCAATCAGCGTGGAAGCTACCCTAGTCTCAACGACACTGCTCTGCGGTATGGTCTTAGTGGAAAGCTCGATGTTGTTAAAGAAGAATACTGGAACAAGGGAGTAGATACAGATGAAGTACCACAAGAGATTCTATGTACCTATCTCAAACAAGATGTGGAACAAACTATGCAGGTTTTTTCCAAACAGAAGCAGATCATACCAAGCAGCAAGGACAGGCTTATCTCACTGGCCTGTCAAGACTTGGTCACACTGTTTGAGATTGAAAAGAATGGGATGCTATTCGATGTACAAACCTCTAAGACCAAAGGCGATGAAATACAGGTAACTCTAAATGATATTGATAAAGAACTTATTTCTCTTACTGGGTTTCCTGAGTTTAATCCTGCTTCAGGGGATCACATTTCTGCTATCTTGTATGGTGGCTCCATTACTATTCCTTACCAAGAAGTTGAAGGAGTATATAAAACTGGAATAAAAGCAGGACAACCTAAGTTACGATGGAAAGAAAAGGACTACATCTTCCCTCGTATTGTTGAACCCCCTAAGGGGAGTGAATTAAAGAAAGCGGGTTTTTATGCTACAAATGCCGACACATTACGTAGTCTTCGTGGGGCTTCTTCTGCTAGTATTGTTAAGTGCATACTGGAACGATCCGAGTTAGAGAAGCTTGTAGGTACATACCTTCATGGATTACCTAAGATGATGGAAGAACAAGGATGGAAGTATGGGATGATACATGGACAGCTTAACCAATGTGTAGCTATTACTGGGCGCTTATCAAGCTCCAAACCCAACATACAGAACATGGATAAGTCAATCAGCTATTTATTTAGGACACGATATGGATAACCTTATAGAAGAACTAGAAATACGAATCAGTAATGAGACTGATGATACACTTATACAAGTATTACAAGAGGAGCTAGAGTTGCTCTATGAAAAGAAAGGAGGACTTAATGTTGGTGAATGTGGACATTAAGTATCTTTGACTGGGTAGCTGCTGTATATTTATCACAAGATCCTATAGGGATAGAAGAGATTACAAATGGACACGACTTACATACCGCTAACCAAGCAGCGTTTGGTTTACCAAGTAGACTTATTGCTAAAGTCTTTCTCTTTAGAATTATATTCGGCGGATCAGCTTTTAGCTTTGCTAGAGATCCTGATTTCGCTTCCGTTGGGTTCAGTGCTTCTAAATGGGAAGCAGTCATTGAGCGATTCTATTCAAAGTACAAAGGAATTAAACTCTGGCATGACGAACTTATTTCAACAGCAACAACAACAGGACATCTCTCGATACCGACAGGGAGGCAGTGGACATATGAACTCACCCGAGACAAAAGAGGAGAGTTAAAGTGGCCTACCACTACCATGAAGAACTACCCAGTACAGGGGCTAGAAGCAGACCTTATGATGATTATGAGAGTGTCTCTATTCAATAGGATTAAACATGAACCCCTTATACTATTGGTTAATAGTGTACACGATAGTATCGTCATTGATTGTCCTGATAAATTGGTTAGTTTCGTAATCAAGACTATCAATGATGTATTAGATGCAGTACCACTTAACTTCAAGAAGCTATTTGGAGTTGAGTTTAACCTCCCCTTTCGTGGGGAGATTTCGGTGGGCCAAGATTGGCAAAATATGGAGGAAGTAAAATGAATACAGAAGTTAAAGTAGAAGCTAAACCAGAACGCTACAACTCAGGGGCAGCATGGAAAGTAAAAGATAAACGAACAGAGAAGCATCCTTCTTATACTGGTACTATTAATGTAGATGGAGTACTGTACTTCGCAGATGTCTGGGTCAAAGAAACTCGACTAGGAGATAAGTTCTTGTCTATGTCGTTTAAGAAACGAGACAAACAAGAAGGAGCAGAACAGAAACCAGTAGATGAGTTGGACGATGTTCCTCTTTAATCAAAATAGTTGTTGACAAGAAGTAGAAGTAGTAGTATAATATATGTTCAATTAAAAGAGAGAGGAAACAAATGCAAATTGTTATCAGTGTTATTTCAGTAGATGCTCCACAAACAGTACCAACCAAGAATGGTAAGTCGTATCAGTTTATTGAAGTAGCTTATAAGAAAGATGGTAAGATCGAAGGCAAGAAGATTATGTCCTTTGTTAATCCTGCTGTGTTCAAGGCGGTACAGAACATGGAAGTAGGTAAGGACTATACAATCACTACAGAAAAGGGTGAGGCTAATGCAGCAGGACAATCTTTCTGGCAATGGACTGCCGTGGACTCTGGGGCTTCAACAGGAGCTACAGCACCAACAACGGCAGCAGTATCTACTGGAACAAAGTCAGTATCTAATTATGAGACAAAAGAAGAACGAGCAGACCGGCAACAGCTTATCATTCGACAATCTAGTCTCGCAAATGCCATTGCCTTACTGGAGGCAAATGGAGGTAAGAAAAACACTGTAGAGGAAGCTATTCAGGTTGCAGATCAGTTTGTTAATTATGTTAACAACGATCAAGATCCAGCAGGAACTAGTCGAGAATCCTTTGATGACTTCCCAGATGATATTCCCATCTAATACATGAAGGAGTTAATTTGAAAGCCCTAATTGACGCAGACATTTTAGTGTACCGCATTGGCTTTACAACTGAAAATGAAGATATTGAAATAGCTAAATGGAGAATGAATGATCTCATCCAAAAAATACTTGCGGATACTCAAGCAACCTCTTATACATGTTACCTTACCGCTTCAAATGACGACACTGCCTTCAGACGTAAAGTATACCCAGAGTACAAACTCAACCGCAAAGCTCCAAAGCCAGTACATTATAAAGCGTTGCGTGAGTTTCTAATCGAAGAGTATGAAGCAGTATTGTGTAGTTGTATAGAAGCAGATGATGCCCTTGGTATTGCACAAACAGCTATTGCTAAAGCAAACGGAAAGAGTATCATTGTTTCTATTGATAAGGATCTGGACTGTGTTCCGGGATTGCACTACAACTTTGTTAAAGAGAATCTGTACTGTGTAACTAATTGGCAAGCAGCTTACAACTTCTATAGACAATGTTTAACTGGAGATACAGCAGATAATGTTAAAGGTATTGCAGGCATTGGGCCAAAGAAGGCTGAAAAGATTCTTGAAGGCGCAGTTGAAGAAGAAGAACTGTTCCAGAAAGTAAGAGAAGCTTACAGCAATGACTATGAGTTCTTAATCAATGCAGAGGTACTTTGGATATGTCATCAACCCTTCCCACAGGGCAGGTGGAGCTTGAGTTCGTTAGGCTCTCAGTTAGGACAAGAGGTAATCTCCCAGCTAGGGTCGGATTCAAGTCCGGTAACGCTCTCTACGGAATCTATCATAGCGGAGGAGTTGACGGATGGATTCCCGGTAAATGGGGATTCCCTCAAGGGAACTACAGACCTGATTGCAGGAAGTCAGATCTAGACTTAGTGATACCTAACTGGCAAAGGATTAAATGAAACCAGCCTCAGCTAAACAAAAAGGAAGGATCTTCCAGCAAATGATTAGAGATAAGATATTGTACTGGAATCCTGAACTAGGGGCAGGAGATGTTCGTAGCACCTCGATGGGTGCCGGGGGAGAGGATGTTCAACTCTCCCCTGCTGCTAGGGAGAAGTTCCCCTATCAGATTGAATGTAAGAGTAAGAAAGAGTATTCAGTGTATAAGGATTATGCACAAGCATGTGAACACGGTACTTGTGAACCTCTTCTAATGATTAAAGCTAATGGGAAGAAACCCTTGGCAGTCATGGATGCAGATCACTTTATCAGTCTGGTTCGTACTGGGCATGATCTATTAGAAGAACAACGACACTACAGTGAAGGGAAGATTTAATGAAGTTTGAAAACATAAGTAAGAGTGAAGACGGTACTATGACCTTTGATGTAAAGACTTCACCAGAAGAAGTAGCATGGTTGGTAGACTATGCAGTAGGTGACTTGCTTCGGGAAGGAGTTATCGCTGTCAATGGTCTAGGAGATCAGGAGATTCCTATAAGGAGTAATGCACATTGATAGCCTTTTTGTTTATACTGTTAATGGTATTTTTAATCCTCCACGAAAGGAATAAAGAACAATGAAGCTCCTTTTGTTGGATATAGAAACGGCGCCCAATCTTGTGCATGTCTGGGGCCTGTGGCAACAGAACGTAGGTATCAATCAGATCATTGCTAGTAGTTATGTTATGTGCTGGTCTGCTAAGTGGTATGGACAAGAAGATATTTACTTCGACTCTATACACCAATCAACTCACAAAGGAATGATTAAGAGTATATATGAACTCATTTCAGAAGCTGATGCAGTGGTGCATTACAACGGTACAAAGTTTGATATGCCCACCCTTAACAAAGAGTTCTTACTGCTCGGACTTTCTCCCCCACCTCCTTATAAGCAGATCGACTTACTACGAACAGCACGATCCTCGTTCAGGTTCCCATCCAACAAACTGGATTACATTGCACAGGCTTTGGGGTTAGGGGAGAAGACACACCACCGAGGCCATCAGTTGTGGATTGATTGTATGGATAAGGACTCCCAAGCTTGGGCTGAGATGGAAGAGTATAACATTAATGATGTAGTATTACTGGAGGCAGTGTATGAACGACTCAAGCCTTGGATCAAGAACCACCCAAACCATCAACTTTATACTGGAGCAGGTGGAACACGATGCCCGAAGTGTGGAAGTCTCCATTTCCAATCTAGAGGATTCGCTTACACGTCTGGAGCAAAGTACCAAAGATACCAATGTAAAGACTGCAAAGGTTGGTTTAGGTCATCCAAGTGGGTTTCAAGTGCCCGACTTTCTACAGAAAAGGTTACTAATGCAAACTAACTTTGGCTATGATGAACGTAATCCTGACACAGAGAAGTTTGATTACGACTATAAGGATCACAAAGCAGATCACTACCCCGGATGGGTAGTAGGTAACTTCATTACTCAACTGAACCTTAACTTCTTTGAAGGCAACATCGTTAAGTATGTATGTCGTCATCGTAATAAGGACGGAAAGAAAGATCTGATTAAAGCTAGGGACTATCTTGACCAATTGATAAAGGAATATAAATAATGGCGATTGTTACTCATGAAACAGCACAACCAGAAGTAGTAGAAGTTCCTGTAGAAGATCCTACACCAGTAGAAGTTACAGAAGAAGTAGTAGAAGAGCCAACTAACGAAGGATGAATTATGAACGATACATGGCAAACAATACTTAGTAAGATTGCTCCTACCGCTGCTACGTTGCTTGGAGGCCCCTTTGCGGGGCTTGCAGTAACAGCTTTGAGTAAGGCCCTTGGTGTAGATGGTGCTACCGTTTCTCAGGTACAACAAGCTATTACTGGTAGTCAGTTGTCTGGAGATCAGATTCTTGCATTGAAACAAGCTGAGTTGGATCTTCAGAAACATCTTGCAGACAATAACATTACTCTAGATCAGATCTCTATGGAGGATCGAGACAGTGCTCGTAAGCGTGAGATTGCAGTTAAGGATAATACTCCTAAGATCTTAGCTTACTCTGTTACTGTAGGGTTCTTTGGTACACTTAGTCTTATGTTGTTTGGTGCTGCTATCCCTGCTGCTGGGCATGATGTACTGTTGGTTATGATTGGTAGTCTTGGTACTGCTTGGACTGGTATCATTGCTTATTACTTCGGTAGCTCTGCTGGTAGTGCTGCTAAGACAAACCTGCTTGCTAAAGCTGCTCCAGTGGATACTACAACATGAAGATACAGAAGCAGTTTGCTCCTATAATTATTACTGTAGAGACAGAAACAGACCTCAGATTCCTTGAAGAAGCACTCCATAGTGTTATACAACTAGAAACAAGGGGGTGGCATGGGATGGGAAACTCAAGTATAGGTGCTTCTCCTATAGGTAGGTGGTGTGAAGAAACATTGAGGAAACTTAAATGAGTTTAACTTTGCAGGACATTATGGAGAAGCTGAAGGACTTAGACGAGATCCTTCTACTAGAGATCCTTGGGATTGATAGTGAAATGATAATCGAACGGTTCTCTGATTTGATAGAGGATAATGCAGATAAACTAGAAGAGGAGTTAGACGATGAATGTGACGAATAAATTCTTTTATTTCGGAAAGATTAACCCAGAATGGGCAGACACTACTCCTGATGGTTGGGAAGATGGTTGGTACTTCCGCTTCGTGATTGACACAGCAAATGAAGAGGTTCATCTGGAAGATACTTGTGGACGGTATGTTCCTCTCTGTTGGAGCAATATGTATGAAACACTTGCTGTACTGGCTAAGGTTCAGAATGAACTTCTTGTATCTGTTATAGGAGCCCCACATGCTTAATACTTATCAAAGTGTGATCCATAAATCACGCTATGCTAGGTATCTGGACAGTGAGAAACGAAGAGAGACTTGGGATGAAACAGTTAACCGCTATGTGGATTATATCACAAAGCAAGCAGCTAAGTGTGACTACCAACTCCCTTCAGATGAAGTGGAGATTATCCGAGAAGCAATAGTTACACAGAAAGTAGTTCCCTCCATGCGGTTGTTTATGACCGCAGGAGAGGCTGCTGATCGGGATAACATCGCTGCATACAACTGTGCATACTTAGCAGTAAATAGTAAGAGAGCTTTCAGTGAAGCTCTCTATATTCTTATGAATGGAACAGGAGTTGGGTTCAGTTGTGAGCGAGAAGAGATTGCAAAGCTCCCAGCTATCCCAACTTCATTTAAGGAGGTAGATGATGTCATCGTTGTTGGAGACTCCAAACTCGGATGGGCAAAAGCCTACCGTCGCTTATTGTCATCGTTGTGGGAAGGAGATGTCCCTAAAGTTGACTACAGCCGTGTACGGGCAGCAGGGGAACGTCTTAGAACTTTTGGTGGAAGGGCCAGTGGCCCTGCTCCATTGCGACGCTTGTTCGACTACAGTGTTAGTACGTTCAGAGGAGCCACAGGGCGTAATCTTAACAGCTTAGAAGTACATGACATGATGTGTATGATTGGAGAGATTGTTGTAGTCGGTGGTGTACGCCGTTCTGCTTTAATTAGTCTCTCTAATCTAACTGATCGGAGGATGCGTGAGGCTAAGACAGGGGCTTGGTGGGAAAACAATCCTCAACGAGCTTTGGCAAACAATTCAGTTTGCTATACTGAGACACCAGATGCAGAAGCGTTTATGGAAGAATGGCTTGCCTTGGTTAAGAGCAAGTCAGGTGAGCGAGGGATATTTAATAGAGTTGCTGCACAGAAACAAGCAGCCTCGCTCGGTAGGGACAGTACAGCAAAGTATGGATGCAATCCTTGTTCTGAGATCCTTCTTAAGGACAAAGAGTTCTGTAACCTAACTGAAGTAATTGTTAGGTCTGACGATACACTTGAAAGTCTTAAGTGGAAGATCCGTATAGCAACTATACTAGGTACTATACAATCTACCTTGACTGACTTTCAGTTCTTGTCTAAGGAGTGGGCTGACAACTGCAATGAGGAACGTCTTCTAGGAGTTAGTCTCACAGGCATTATGGATCATCCTGTGTTGAATGGTTCTATCTTGGAACCATCTTGTGTAGAAGAACGCTTGGGATATGTACTAGAGGAGATGAAACAGTATGCAAGGGAAGTTAATAAAGAGTATGCTGCAAGACTTGGTATTCCTAGGTCTGCTGCTATCACTTGTGTCAAGCCCTCTGGCACAGTGGCTCAACTCTGTGGGGCTGGTACTGGGGGTATCCATCCTCGGTATAGTCCTTACTACATACGATCTATACGGCAAGATAACAAAGATCCTATCACTCAATTCCTCAAAGACCAAGGAGTTAGATGGGAGTATGCCTTTGGAAAGGAAGAGTCGACCAGTGTGTTATACTTCCCTATCGAAAGCCCACAGCAGTCAGTATTCAGAAATGATAGATCAGCACTTGAACAGCTTGAGCACTGGCTCATCTACCAGCGACATTGGTGTGAGCACAAGCCAAGTGTTACCATCTACGTCAAAGACAGTGAGTGGCTTTCGGTGGGGGCATGGGTCTACGATCACTTCAATGAACTCAGTGGAGTAAGTTTCTTACCACACACAGATCATAATTATCAACAAGCTCCTTTTCAGGAGTGTACTAAGGAGGTATATGAAGCGTTACTACTATCATCACCATCCACTATTGATTGGTCGTCCCTTATTGAGGAAACAGACACAACGACTTCATCACAAGAACTTGCGTGTGTTGGAGGTGCCTGTACTATCTAAAGACTGGTGTAACTTCTTTAGAACCTTTAATCCGATGTATTTAATGT